AGCATGGAATTTAGGTTTAGAACCTTGGCAGATATTTGGTTCGTTTAGTGGTCCGGGTTTTGACAAACCTATTCCAAATGGTTATGATGCCGGATATAGTTGGAAGGGTGGTCAGACAGGTGGTACTATTGAACTATTGTTAGATTTAGGAGTAACAGTAATAACAACTCCAACATTTGAAGAACTTGATGATTCTGTTCGTAAGTGGGTAACTAGATTAGTAGATAAATATGAAAGTTAAACCACTATTCATTTGGGCTGGTGGTAAATCAAAAATGATGAAACACTATGCTCCGTTATTTCCAAGTAGATTTGATACTGATATAAAATCTTATTCAGAACCTTTTTTTGGTGGTGGTGCTATGTTCTTAAATGTTATACAAAGGTATAATATTGAAGAGTGTTTTATAAATGATATTAATAAAGGCTTAGTTGGTATATACAAATCGGTTAGAGATGATGCTGATACTTTTTGTGAAATAATGGATAAACGACAAAAAGAATATTTACCTTTAGATAAAGATAATAGAGAAAAGTTTTTTTATAAGTTACGAGAAGAAAATGCATGGGATTATGAAAAATGGTCTTTAGTAGAAGATAGTGCTGCTTTGTATTTTCTAATGAAAACTGCATTCAATGGTATTTGGCAAATCAATAAAAATACTAATAATAGATTTGGAACACCGATTGGTTTATTAAATCAAAAAGATAAAGTATATGATAAAGATAATGTATTACAATGGAGTAGGATATTAAATAAACTTAATGTCAATATAAGTTTAGGTGATTGGAAAGATTGCCCTATGGGTGACTTTACATTTTACGATCCCCCATACAGAGATAGTTTTGCAAATTACAATACTAGTTTTCCTGACAGCGAAACTGAACTACTTATAAAAAGAGTAGAAGAAAATAAAAATGTTTGGTTATGTAATAGAGATAGTAACGATGGTTTTTTTGATAATAAAAAAGCAAAAATAAAACGCTTCCCAATAACATATACTGCGGGTAGACGAAAGAAAACTGAAGATGGTTTTAAAGCAACTAAAGCAACAGAAATACTTTTATACAACTAATGAACATATTTAACTTCACAGATGTTGAGGATAACGACAAAGAATACAAATACAAAATACTTGTATATCCAAATATAACCTTTCAAAAGGATTTGGAAAAAGATTCTTATGTTGTTGTCCTTTGCAACATCATTAAAGAACTGAATAAGATACGTGATGATTTATTCTTTACGATAGTATCTCCAGCTCATATCAATAGCTTAGAGTTTGAGAATACTCAACAGATTATAGCTCCTCAAATCAGTTATCCTAATTCTATGAGAATGACTTTTCCATATAAGGAAGTATTCGCTGGTCTTAAATGGAAAGAAAATGATTATGATATTGTGTATTCTCATTTGCCAGAACATACAGGCAATCTAAAGAATCTACTATACAACTCTACTAACATATCACCTGCTATCATAGGTTATACTCATTGGACAGAGTTTAAAGAGATAACCAATTACGAATACCAAGTTGGTTTAGCTTATAATATAGTTGGTGTTTTACAGATGAGTAAGTGTGGTATAAACACACAAGCTCAAAAGGATTTGGTATTGAAGAATGCTAAAGAGTATTTTAATTATGATGTAGTGTCTAAGTTAGATAAGATATTAGAACCACAATACCTTGGTTGGGAAACACCTAAATACAAAAAGCAAACTACAGATAAAAAGATTATTGTTTACAATCATCGCCCACATACCTATAAAAACTATCCGTGGTTCTTACAGCAAATGGATAAGTTGTGGGAACAAAGAAAAGACTTTGAGGTATGGGTGCCATTGGCAGAAAGTAGAGAAAGAGAATACATCACCAATGAGAAGTTTGATAGAGTAGGTTACTTCTCTAAGCTATCTTCTTGTTTAGTTGGTGTATGTTGTAGGCAAAAGTATGAAGGTTGGGCTATATCTGCTACCGATGGGATGTCGGTTGGTGTTCCTTATTTATTTTCAGATGATGGTAGTTATCACGAACTAGCAGATGATGCTGGTGTGTATTATGAGGATGAAAAACAATTCTCAGAAAAGATGAATACAATATTAGATGATGAAGAAGTAAGAGAAAGGTATTCTAAAAAGTCATTAAAAAGATTTGAAGAAAGTAAATGGGAAAAAGCTATAAATCAATTCGACAATATGATTAATGAAACAATCGATGGCTTATCAATGTTAAAAGAAGATACGGAGTCTTACAAAAAGGTTGTGGACTTTATCCATAAAAAGAAATCAGTTACTAGAAAACAAATATTAGAACATCTTGGTTGGGGTGTGAGAATATCTTTTAGTGGCTACCGTAACAGGTTACGAAATGAACCAACAATAAGATTCACAAAAAACAGATACGAGGTTAGATAATGTTGATATACATAATATTCAATGAAGATTACGAATCAAATGCAAAGTCATTAAGAGATGCTGTAAAGGCTGAATGGTCTGATAGCAGCATAAATCTGATGGGTACGCTAAGAACATTATATCAAATTCAACTTGATAATGAAATAGTGTTTAGCGATGATTCAGTAACAGACAACAACACAATAATAAACTTAATAAAGGAAGAGTTATAATGAAACAACTTACAGAACAACAAATAGTAGATAATTGGAATAAGTTATTGCAACTTATAGTAGATTCTTTTGAAGGAGAACGTAAAGAGAAACTCTTAAAGATGTATAAATACTTTGAAGAAAGAATGTCAGTAGCACCAGCTAGTGGTAAAGCGGCTTATCATAATGCTATGGTAGGTGGGTATGTAGAACACGTCCTACACGTAACTGATTGTGCTATTCAACTTAAAAAGCTGTGGGAGTCTAATGGCGCTATGATTAACTTCACCGAAGAAGAACTGATCTTCGCTGCTATGCATCACGACTTAGGTAAGGTGGGTGACTTAAATCAAGATTATTATATCCCACAAGACTCCGAATGGCATCGTAAGAATCGAGGAGAAATCTTTAAGCATAATCCAAATCTTCAATACATGACCGTTACCGATCGTGCAATCTTTATTCTTAATCATTTTCAAATTACAATGTCGGAGTGGGAATATCTCGGTTTACGTTTAACTGATGGTTTGTATGAAGATGCGAATAAAACTTACTTAATGTCGTATAACCCTGATTGGAGTTTGAAAAGCAATATAGCCTACATACTTCATCAAGCCGATATGATGGCGACACATATTGAAGCGGATGAATGGGATCGTTTGGATGAAGAAGTGAGCAATAAGTTTAAGAATGCAGTTAAAACTGAAGAAAAAACACAACTATCACCAAAGTTGAGTGAAAAATCACAAGACCTTTTTGAAGAGTTGTTTGGGGATAAATAATGAAACCACAGCGTAGTAAAGAATTCACAACATTAAGAAAGCTAAGTAAGAAAGTTGAAGATTTAGAAAAAAGATGTGAAGAGATTGAATTAGTTGTGATAGTAATGTTACAGGAGAAAAAGCAATGATTTTAGAAATAAGTCTTGTATTGATGATTATTTTATTGGTAACTTCGTGTTATGTAATATGGAACTTAAATAAAAAGTTGGAGTTTTTAGAAGATTGGATAACGGATTTCATCAATACAATAGAAAAAGTACAAATAGATTTAAAGAAAATAGATTACAAGGGCTATTTTGAAGCAGATGATGAAGTGGGGCAAATATTTAAACAAATTAACACAACAGTAAATCAACTAAATAGGTTCAAAGGAGAAGAACAATAATGGAAACACCGGTTACATCAAGTATAGAAACCAAATCAGTAAAACTAAAACCAGTGGTTAAGAAAACTCGTAAAAGAAAGAAGAAAGGTAAGAACTATTATTTTAATATAGGAACTGAGAAAGCTATTATTCGTTATAACAAAACAGATGATAGCCACTTAAAAAATAAGATATATAACGAGCATATCAGAAAAGCTTTTGATAAGTTGGCTGAGAATATTATTCACACATTTAAGTTCTATTACTTTGATGTGGGTTCAATAGAAGTAAAGCACGAAGTTGTATCTTTTTTAGTTATGAATATACACAAATATAAAGAGGGTAAAGGTAAAGCTTTCTCATACTTTAGTATTGTAGCTAAGAACTATCTTATCCTTAATAACAACAAGAACTATAAGATGGGTAAGATACATTCTGAGATGAAGGTATTGGATTACAAAAGAAATCTTATGGGTGAGAATACTATAAGCGAAACTTCAGAGAAGTCTGTTTTATTCGTAGATGAGTTGCATAGGTTTTGGGATACCAACTTAACTAACATCTTTCGTAGGGATAAAGATATAAGGGTTGCTGATGGTGTTTTACATATCTTCCGTATAAAAGAAAATATTGAGAACTTCAATAAGAAAGCTCTTTACATTCTTATTCGTGAGATGACAGGCTCCAATACTCAACATATTACTCGTATCATTAATGTTATGAAGAAATATAATAAGAGGTTATTATTTGAATTTGATAAACATGGGATGGTGGATGTGAGTTATACAGGCTCACTTGTAAGTGAATAAAAAAAGGGGTCTTTCGACCCCTTTTTTGTTTGTTAGAACTATTTACGAAACAAACCCACCAGCACCAATAAGGCTACTAGCCCTGCAAATCCGGACTGTCCGAATTGGTTTATAATTGATGTTAGGTTACCAATAACTTTGACACCAAAGACACCACTTCCAAAAATTACTTCAGAAATTGCGCCTATAGCAACAAAAGACATCATTAGATGAGCTAAGTCATCTATATAGCCTTTTACCATTGTTATTACTTCCTTCATGTGTATTCTCCATTAGTTAACAAAAAGGGATTTTCACCCTATATATAAATATAATATATATTTACCAAAAGTTCAAAAGTTGGATATTTATATATAATAGCAATTCTAATATATCAATGAGGTAAAATATGGCAAATAATTATGAGATATTTGAGGGTAAGTCATTATCTGATTTATTTTCAGATATATACGAGAATACCAAAACAAATAAAAAACAATTAGAAGTTCTTATGCAAGAGGTTGTTGGATTTATAAAAGACGGCGACACAGCAGTTCAAATCATTCCTATGTTGAAAGAGTATTTAGAAATCAATGTAAAGAATGATGATCAATTAGTTAAAGTAGCCGCTATAGTGCAACGTATAATAGCAGCTGAAAATAAAGGCACTGCGGATGATGAGTTAGGATTGTCTGATGCGGAAAAGGAACAACTATTGGGTGCTATAGAAGATGCCGCTACCGATTTACAAAAACATTCAGATGATATAACCGATGAAATTAAGAGGGCTGAAAATTAATGGCTTATCGTAAAAGTTCTTTTGTTTATAACAGGGAAGTTACTAAGACTGGAGTAGCAAATTATGAAGATGTTTATAGTATTATACGTGACAATGTAGATAATGAAGCTGAATTTTATGAGATTGAACCAGCCTTAGTAACTGAAGTATATCTCGAACCTAAAGATTTGCCCTTTGTAAATGATATACCCGATTACAGCAAATACGGTACAATCAAAGCTAGATTTTTATATAGCCAAAGTGGTGATGATGAAATTTCTGAATTTATAAAACCTTTATCCCCACACGTTGTAGTTTATCCCGTGGTGGGAGAAGTCGTCAATGTAGCTAGTCACGGTGGACAAATGTTTTATTATTCGCCATTAAATTTAAGAAATAATGTAAATATGAATCGAACTAATGGAGTAACTCCCGATGGTGCGGTTAAGTTAAACATAACAAAATATAATAGGACATTAGCTTCAAAAAAAGGTGATATAAATATAAATGGTAGATTTGGTCAAGGTATAAAATTTAGTAGTAATGAAGATTATAGATTTCCGACTATAAAGATTACTAACGGACAAAATAACGATAGAAGAAAAATTCAGAATGAATACTTTCCACATATACAAAATATAAATTTAGATGGTTCTACAATATTAATGTCTAGTGGTGAATTAAAAAATGAGAATGATATTTTAATACCAGCTGCTAATTCTTCTTGGTGGCCTGTTAAATGGAAAACATCTATTAAGGGTAATGCGATTATGTTAAACTCTGATAATTTGGTTTTTAATGCAAAGGGTAAAACAGGTGATGTTCATTTGATTGCTAACCGAACAATCAGTTTGGCTTCTAATTATTCAATAACCTTAGAAGCTGGTAAAACTGGTGTTATAAATTTAGGGGACGCAGACACTAATAATCCTATATTAAAAGGAAATCAAACAGATGATTTATTTAGAAGAATATTTGGTGCTTTGTCTGATTTTTCAAAAACCCTCACATCTGCTAAGGGAATTTCGGAAGTAAATGATGCTTCTTTAAAGTTATCTGAGGAGATTGGTCGGATGCGTGATGTCAGCTTACCAAAAATCTATAGTAAAAGAGTTTTTGTAATAGAAGAAAAGGATTAGGGGAAAATAAAATGGCTATAATTGTAGGAATCTTAAAGGAACTCGTAAAAAAAGAATTTAACGAAAAGATGGTAGAAGTAGAACACGAAGTCGATTGTATTGTAGAAGATATTAGAAAAGGAAAAAGTCCTGGTTTAAATACAAAAATAGCTATGGAAAATATAGAAGAAGCTGTAAGGTTAAAAGGTGAAGTAGACAAAGTTAAAAAGGACGGGGAAAGGATTTACAATACTCTTATAGTAGCTAAGGCAGTATATGATGCTACTGATAAATCAACTACTATTGGTGCTGCATTAAATCCAGTGGCCGCGGCTATAGGATACGCAACTAGGTTTATAATTGATGGTGTAAAACAAGAGATACGTGATTTAGGAAATATTATAGAAGTAATTCCATCTCTTAGTGAGAATTTTGGAGATTTTTTAAAAAGATCTAGAGGGAGAATAATAGCGGCATTAGCAATAGCCGCTTTAAAAGATAGTGCCCAAAAAGATAGAACAAATATGGTAGGTTAGTATATTTATATAAAACAGCAAGGAGTTAGTTATGGTTAAATCAACAAAATTAGTTAGTTTAATTAAAGAAATAGTTAGACAAGAAGTTAAAAAAGAGGTCAGGCAGATATTTATTAAGGAAGGAATGAAATCTATGGCACAACAATCTACTCTGGTAGAAGATATGGTTGTAGAAGTTCTACCCGAAAGAAAACCCAAACCAAAAAAAGAAGTAACATACACAAAAAATCCTCTATTAAACGACATTTTAAATGAAACTGCTAGGGCTGGTGAAACAGACGAATACCCAACGATGAGTGGTAAAACTTTTGATAGTTCTAAAATGGCAGAAGCAATGGGGTATGGTGGAATGACAGGAGTTGGGAGTGATGAAATGAGAAGAAAGGCAGCGGCTGTTCAAACAGCACAAGCTGCTGGAATGAATCCTGACAACGTACCCGAAGAAGTTATGGGGGCACTAACAAAAGATTATAGGGGTGTAATGAAAGCTTTAAAAAAGAAGGATGGTAAGTAATGGGCTCAATAGAAAACGATTTAAATGAAGATACTTTTATAGGACTTGAATTACCGTTAAACATAAGTTCAACTGGTTTTTTTAAAAGGACACAAACAGCCTTACAGCAATCAAAACATAATATTAAAAACCTTCTATTAACTAGAAAGGGAGAAAGATTAGGAAACCCGACTTTTGGATCTGAGTTACTTTCTGTTTTATTTGAACAAGAGGGAACTGATATAGAAAGTAAAGTAGAGGAGGCTGTACGCTCGGCTATGAGTGAGTGGCTACCATTTATAATTGTAGGTAATATAGAAACTGCATTCTCACCTAGAAATATGAATACTGTTAATGTTTCTATACAATTTTCGTTACAAACAGATTCAGATGAAGTATCAGAAACACTCATAGAAGTAACGAATAACAATTAAGGAGATAGTTAATGCCATATTCAGCACCAAAGAAATCAGTAAAGGAGGTTAGATATTTAAATAAAGATTTTACATCTTTTAAAAACAATCTAATTGAATTTACTAAAATATATTTTCCACAGGAGTATAATGATTTTAACGAATCTTCTCCTGGTATGATGTTTATTGAAATGGCATCTTATGTGGGTGACGTTCTTTCTTATTATATAGACAACCAATTTAAAGAAAGTTTATTAGCTTTCGCAGAAGAAAAGAAAACTGTTTATAATATGGCACAGTCTTTAGGATATAAACCAAAATTAGCAACAGCAGCTTCCGTTGGTATTGATGTATTTCAAACTGTCCCAGCAACAACAAGTGGTGTAGGCTCCAATTTTACAACAAAGCCCGATTTGAGTTATGCTTTGGCTGTTAAGGCTGGTATGGAAATAGAATCCGACAATGGGGTTTCATTTACAACATCGGAAGATTGTAATTTTAAATTTTCAAGTTCTTATGATCCAATGAGTATTTCTATTTATGAAAGCTCTGATAATATACCAGTAACTTATTTACTTCAAAAATCAGTTAAGGCTTCTAGTGGAAATGTTACTACAGAATATATTCAATTTAATAACGCTGAAAAATATAAGAGAATAGCTTTAGCTAACACAAACGTAACAGAGATTATTTCTGTAACAGACAGCGATGGTAATAATTGGCACGAAGTTCCTTTTTTAGCACAAGATACTGTCTTTGGTGATATGGAAAATAAAGCTGCTAATGACGATTCTTTGTATATTCATGCCGACCAAGCTCCTTATTTATTAAAATTAATAAAAACCGCAAGAAGATTTATAACTTATATCAGAGAGGACGGTAAAACAGAAATGAGATTTGGTGCCGGTACATCTGATAGTCCTGATGAGGAGATAGTTCCAAATCCGGATACGGTTGGTTCATCTCTTCCAGGTTCACCGAGTTATTTAAATACCGCATTTGATCCTTCAAACTTTTTAAAAACAAAAGCATATGGTCAAGCCCCTTCTAATACGCAATTAACAGTTAGATATAGGTACGGGGGTGGTGTTAATCATAACGTTACAAGCAATAGTTTAAAAAATATACAATCTATACAAGCAGAATTGGATACATCAGGGTTATCAGCTGCATTAGTAAGTCAAACTCGGGGTTCTATTGCTGTCAATAATATTTTACCAGCTGGGGGTGGAAGAGGTGCTGAAAGTGTGGTGGAAGTTAAAAATAATACATTAGCTTATTTTCAAGCTCAAGCAAGAGCTGTTACTAAGGAAGATTATATTACAAGAGTTTATTCTTTACCTGCGAAGTATGGTAATGTAGCAAAAGCTTATATAGTACAAGATAGCCAATTAGATAGTAGCACAGGAGCAAATTCAGACACTAGAGTTATAAATCCTTTAGCACTTAATTTATATGTTTTAGGATTTACTGGGGGTAAAAGGTTAGCTATGGTTAATCAAGCGGTTAAAGAAAACATACAAACTTACCTAACACAATTCAGAATGGTTACTGATGCTGTAAATATAAAAGATGCTTTTATAATCAACGTGGGCGTGCAATTTAGTTTGCTAACTAAGAATGGATATAATAAAGAAGAAGTTGTTTTAAAGGCTATGCAGAAAGTTAAAGATTTCTTTAATATAGACAAATGGCAAATTGGACAACCAATTGTATTGTCTGATCTATCTTATCAGATTTCTTTGGTTGATGGTGTATCGTCTGTAGTTCCTCCTGAAGATAATAACCCAAATGGGCTACCTGTATTGATTACTAATAAGTTTGAAGAATCCAAAGGTTACTCTGGAAATGTTTATGATATCATTTCAGCAACAAAGGGTGGTGTGGTTTATCCATCACTAGACCCAAGTTGCTTTGAATTAAAATTTCAAAATACAGACATTGAAGGTCGTGTAGTTGGTAACTCAGCTGGAAGTCCTGGCAGTTCTACTGGAGGATCTTACTAATGAATTATTTTATTTTCCCTGAATCAGATACAACTATGTACCAAGCAACTGGTAGTTCCAATACCGGTCTTGATGAGATATTAGAAGTAACAAAAACTATGAGTAACACTGGTGGCAATGTAAAAGTATCTCGTGTTCTAATTAAATTTGACATAACTGAAATTTCAGGTTCTATTGTAGATGGCACCATTACAAGTCCAAAGTTTTACTTAAATATGTATGATGCTAATTCTCAAAATTTAACTACATCTCAAGAATTATATGCTTATCCTATAAGTTCTAGTTGGGTTGAGGGAGAAGGGACTTCCGCAGACAGCCCAATAACTACGGAGGGTGCTAGTTGGAAATATAGGGATGGTCTTACGAATAAAAGTTTTTGGAGTGGTTCAGCAACCGAATTTGAAGGTGGTGCTTGGTATAGTGAAGTATATGCAAGTCAGTCGTTTGCATACGAAACTACTGACATGAGAATGGATGTAACTCCTATTGTAAATAAATGGTTAGATGAAACATATGTAAATGATGGTTTTATAATTAAAAGAAGTGGGAGTTTTGGAAATGAAGATACGGATACTGATGAAGGAAGTACAGAAAGATTAGGGGAGTTTAAATTCTTTTCAAGAAATACCCATACGACATATCCACCAAAATTAGAAGTAGAGTGGTTTGATACCAAATGGAGTACTGGCTCATTAGATTCTCTATCTTCAACAGAATTAGAAGATTTGTCTTTTTATATGAAAAGCTTACGGCCCGAATACAAAGAAAAATCAAAAGTAAGATTTAGAATTGTCGGAAGGGCTAAATATCCTACCAAATCTTATTCTAATACTGCTTCCGAATACTTAACTGTAAAAACATTACCAAGTGGGAGTATAGAAAATATAGGCGGCGATGGGACATATTATTCAATAAAAGATACACAAACAGAAGATGTTATCATACCCTACGGTACAGGTTCTATGGTAAGTTGTGATTCAACAGGAAATTATTTTAATGTTTGGTTAAATGGATTGCAATCTGAAAGATTTTATGAATTTGAATTTAAAGTTGTGAGTGGTAGTAATACAGTAGACGAAACTGTCCAATATTATGATGATGATTTTGTATTTAAAGTAGTGAGATAAGAAATGCCATACACACAAGAAGAATTAAAAAATCTTTCTTTTTATCAAAATTTAATTGATGAGGATGAACAGCATTATCTACTAAGAAAAGAGTTTCTTCAAATGCAAGCTTTAGTCTCTGGCTCAGCCGCGGCTGACAATCTTTTGTCTAGAGATAAGAGTGGTGCTATATTGCTTTTTGAAAATCCTTATACCGATTCGCTGGTTGAAGATCCTTCTTCAAAACTAATTCACAACACTACAGTAAAATTATTAAAAACAACATCAGCTGATACTATCATAGATGAAGTATTGGATAGGGGTTTTGGGGAGTTATAGTGGCTAGTAAATTAACAGAAAAACAAAAACAATTACTCGATGCTAATCTTAATACTAGAATAGGATTAAAGCCGTATGAAGATGGTTTGTGGGGATCTCAAGGAAATAGGGATTTTGTTTATTTTGAATTATTGGACGAGAGCAATAATCTTATTCAATTTGAAAATATCTCATCATCTGAATTTGTTGTAAATACTGATAACAATGATATAGAATTTTATCCTGGAAATCACATTAGAACTCTAGGTTATCAAAGTGGTGTATTTAATATAAGATATAACTTTTTAAGAAAATTAGCAGGTGACGAATCTCCTGTCTTATTGCACACATTAAATAAAAATGATACAAAGATTGGTGATGTATATACTAATATAAATGCTATATATGTAACGGAAGATTCTATAGTATATGCAGCAACTGAAGAAAATTATAAATTAAACCCAACCACCACAGAACAATTAGCAATAGAAGAATTGACATTTCAAATTCACGAAATATCCCCAAGCAGAACTGAATTGAGATTGAGTGCTAAAAAAATAAATGGTACTTATCATGATGATTTTATTGATATACAATCTGCTGTAAAATTAAGAGAAGTTGTAAATCAAATTAGTTTTATGGGTGGGGATATATATGATACTAAAAATTTACAATTAACCTTACAAAATGGTGGGTTTCTATTTACACAGAAAATGGTAAACGGTACAATAACAATACCAAATATATTTATAGTAAATCAAATAGATGTTCCTGTAAAAACTAATCTTAATATAGTTGACAATAGTGGTGGTGATGCGCTTGAAATGGACAATCTTGGTAATGTAGTAAATGCTTCAACTTTAAGAGGATGGGATGCATCATTACATGCTGATGCTGTTAGAGCAATGAATTGGACTGATGGATTTAACTACTTTAACGGTGGAACATTTGGAGGAACAGCACACATAGGTTATCACGCACATTGGGTTGAAGGTGAGGGTACAAATGGTGGAAATTGTATTAAGTTCCCAGACCAAAATGAGATCTTTATGGATTTGCCTGAATGGCCTAATGAACAACGGTATCGTTGGTTGGGTATTTCACAAGAAATGCCAAATTTATTAGGACAAGGTATTAAGCATTTAGATATTGCTAATATAAATTTAGATATAAGAAGTACAGTTGCTAATAAAGGAGTTCAGGTTTCTTTAAGATATACTAGCGAAATAGCAACTGAAGAGATTCCAACTTCGCCGCCATTTGGATATTTCAATCCAAATGATCTGCCGCCCGGAGAATCAGTTCCGGGTGTACCAGAAGGTTTTATAGCAAATACTCAAGGTAATGCACAAAATGTTGAACAAAGACCACCATTTAAACAAACACAAATTATGTCTGCATATGATTTATCTTTTTTTGATGGCGCTGTAGGTGACACTACTGATGATGGTGATATGATTAATGGTGTCGGTGCTTGGAAAATCGCAAATGTAACAGGTCCTCCAAATCATGAAGCAAGATATACTTGGGTGCCAAACTTAGTAGGTGCAGCATACTCTCAAGCAGGTACTTTAAGTCCTGGTGAGGAATGGTTATGGGATGGAACTGCTTGGGGAACAAATCCATCATTTACAAATCCTTATCCTAGCCCACCATTAGATACAGTAAATGGTTTAGAATTTCCAAATGCAATTAATACTCACCCATACCAATTAGAGGGTCATGGTTCTCCTTTATTTAAAAGAAATACTAGTCGTGGAGAAAATATTGGTTGGCAAACAACTACTGAAGTTGGTAGTAGTGGGACAAGCTTATTATTCAAAGATGACTTAATATGGAGACAAAAACACAGTAATACTGATAGTAGTTTGTCTGAATTGGAATTATATCAATTTGAAGATTATTTTAATGGACTAAGGAATGTTGTATTAAATGAGGGTAATGTGAATGAGAAAACCTTATATGAAGATATTTTTCAAAATGGGTTTATTCAAAGTGTTACTAGAGTACCTGATGGTACTGGTGCAAAGGCTGGTTGGTATTTAATATTTTATAATAATGGTGACCAAAATAATAATACAGATTTACCATCTGAAGATTCTAATAGATTTTTCTATACTCAAAAGGATCAGGGGGTAATGCCAAGACCTGATCAGAATGGGACTGATAGAAGGCTCCATTTTTTAAAAGATTTAGATGGTGGAATGAATGATGCTGTTTTAGACAATGAGTTACAAATGGAATGGTTTTATAAAAAAAGGGACTCCGGAGAGGATGAAGGAAAACTTAAATATTATATTTTTATTGGATCCAAATACTACTCTCAAACTGATGGCAGTAATGGTGGTAATTTGTATGACTCTGGTTTCGCAGGTCCTTCTGATATTAGTAGCGGATTTCCTGGCGGAGAAGGAGCTGATGCTGTAGTTAGTAAAGCACAAGGATATGGTAGATATAGATATATTATAGGGGATAGAGTATTTAGGGCTAAAGCTAGTGCCGGCGATGGAACAGATCAAGATTTTAGTATATCAGATGAATTTTTTAGATGTGGTGAGATTGGATCTGGTGGTATGGATTTGATTTATGGTAGTAGAAATCCAGCTGCTGATAATTATGATTCAATTGCTGTATATGACGATGGTACTAGCGTTTTTAGTTTCGATACGAATCCAACTAAAAACGGTACGTTAAGCCCAGCAGGTTTATATAAGTGGAATGGTTCTGAGTGGGTAGATTTTGTTTTGCCCCCACCAAGTTATAATTACAAATCGCCGATGAATACAAGAGCTATAATTGCTCCAGAAATAGCTGGTGATTGGGTAAATATGAATGTAGAAATACCTATACCAAGTGATTGGTTACTCGATCAAAAATGGTATTTGTTTATTTATGGTCATGGAAAAAGTAATAATGATGCAATGAGCCAAGGTATAGTGTGGGTAGATAATGTATTTGTAGATTTTACTCTCAGAGATCAGTCTGAAACTGTGCCCGTTTATAAACCCTTTACAGCACAAATAGAACACGTTCAACCCGATGGGAGTATAATTACTGTCAATAAAAGCATAAGAGAACAGGCTTTAGAAATAGGAGCCAATGATGATGATGTAGATGGTAATCCTGATATATACAATGTATCCAATGATTTATCAAGCTTTGAAAATTTTAAAGTAACTTATACAAATTTCAACCCAAAAGATTTAAGAACTTATTTAAAGTTTGAAAATAATTTATTTTTAACAACAAATTTTAAATCAGATAGAGCTAGTGTAACCACGTTTCCTTATTCTATAGTATATAAACTATACAAACCATTACCCGATAGTTTTGAAAAATTTGATGAGTGTATTGTTGTTAAAGAAATGGCAAACCCATTAGAAGAAAAAGTAAAAATAATAGATTTTGTTAATGCGGAAGAACCTAAATTGGTTCTTAGGTCTCCTGATTTAAATAATGTAGAAAGTCCGGTTCAGAGAAGAGAAACTCAATTTAAAACAGAGGCTGGAATTTTGACTAGTGACGGCACAGTATCTACTGCTCTTAGAAATGAATTTCTAAGTCAAAGTTTAGATGGTGTTGAAATAAACACAGACCATTCTAATTTTTCAAATTTTGTAAACTTTGGTTCGGCTGAAGTTAGGATAAGAAATTTTAAAACAAAATTAAAAAATATAGAAAGTTTTAGTATAAGCAGTGCTTCCTTTATTGGGATAAGTGGTTCTTTAGGGGATATTGGTTCTTATGATAATAAAATAAATGATACAAAAAATAAGTTTGATCGATTTGAAAACTATATGTATTTCAAAAGTTCTTCTTATATTAGTAGTTCTATTGGTGTGTTTTACGACAACGCGTGGCCTAAATCAAGTGGTGCTGGAACAACAAACAGTCCTTATGTATTAGCACACACAACTTCATCTCAAGCCGATACTTGGTTTGCAAGTGCTATAATTTCTGCGTCTTTATATGACGATGAAAATTCTTCTAAGCTGAGTACTATATTACCAGAACACATAAAATTTGATTCAAATAATAACACATACTTAAAATTTACAGATATGATAGGGCAACATTTTGATGGTATTTGGGAATATATAAATGCAATAACAGACGTTACCGACAGGAGAGAAAGCTTATCTGAGGGTGTTTCAAGGGACTTATTGTATTCTGTTGTTAAATCTCTGGGTTGGAATTTAAATGATGGAAAAGACTTATTGAGTCTATCTAAATATGCTTTGGGTAAAGAAGTAACTGGTTCAGCTTATTCTGATTATTCAGCTACATCTGAACGAGATGTATCAAGAGAAATTTGGAGTCGGATTATAAATAATATGCCTTTCTTTTTAAAGAACAAAGGTACTGTTAGAGCGTTAAAAGGATTAATAAATGTTTATGGTATCCCATCCACTATTTTAAGAGTTAAGGAATATGGTGGACCAAATTTACCTGATGACGCATCTCCTCAATTTGAAATAACAAGAAAATTTACAAAGGCTTTGGATTTTAGAGGAGGCCAGTATGTACAAGTTGGGTGGGCTGACGATACAACATCAGGAAGAAAACCTGATACTGTAGAATTTAGATTTAGAGCCGCTAGTGGTTCAAATCAAATACTTGTAGAAAAACAAGATAGTAATAATCAAGATTGGTTTATAAGATTAAAAGATAATGGTTCTACAGACAACTACGGTCAAGTTTCATTTATGTTGTCAGGTTCTGCTGTTGGTAAAGATATTGGTCAGTTTAAAGAAATGACTTCTACATCTTTACCTATATACGATGGGGATTTTTATTCTGTTATGGTTGCTCGGTTGTCTGGAAGTAGTAACACATCAGTCTCTCAGTCATATGAATTAAATGTTGGTAAGTATGATAGCAGTAGAAGTAAGATACATTTATATAGTACATCTACTATGGATGTCACACAAGCTGCTTCATCTTCATTTAGTAATGCTTGGACAGGTAGCGGGGATATATACATTGGTGGTAAAGAAGATATTTCTAGTGTGGGTGTTCAGTTTACTGGTTCAATTATGGAATATAGGCATTGGACAGAAGTATTAAATACCGGTTCATTTAAAAATCACATAGCTAATCCAAAAGGTTATGATGGAAATACAGTATCATCTTCTTATGAAAATTTAGTATTAAGATATTCATTTGATGATAATAAAAATTTAAATGCAGACATAGAAGGTATAAGGGATGTTAGTGCAAATCAAACTGCGACAGTATCAGGCTCTCATAGTGGATTTACAGGAAACTTTTTTAGAAGTGTGGTGGATGAATTAAAATCATTTATACCGAGCATCGGCGCACTTAGAAGAACTACAAATAAAATAAGAATTGAAGATAATAAAATAAAATCAAATTTTAACTTAAATTCAGAACACAGAGCCACTGTAAGTGCTTATGATACTGCGCCAAATGATTCTAATAAAGTTGGAATATGGTTTGCTCCAACTGATGTTATAAATACTGATATTATAAATTCTGTTGGTAACTTAAATTTTGAAGATTATTTAGGTGACCCAAGAGATAAAGAAAAACTAAGTTATAATGGATTGAATTTTGTAGCTGATAACTATTGGAAGAAATACACAGCGCCAAACAATTTTTGGGATTATATAAGAATGATTAAATACTATGATCAATCTTTATATCCACAATTAAGAAAGTTAATACCTGCTAGAGCAAAGCCCGATATTGGCTTGTTGATAGAACCTAATATATTTGAAAGACCAAAAGTCGTAGTTGGTAAGAAGCCTGATGCTGAAAATAAATATTATAGTTCTTCTATAAATATAGGAAATATGGTCGATGGGTTAATTATTATAACTGGTTCATATAATGGGGGTCAGCGTATTGATGATTATGATGCACATACTGCTAGGATTGATATCTATAGCTATGATTCGGGATCGTCTGTTGTATCATCAAGCGGAGAGTATTTGATGTTTGATGGGTCTGTATCTGAAGTGAAGGATAGAAATTTAGAACTTTCTATATGGCAGAGATTGGGTACTGGCAACTACAAAAGTTCATCGATTACACAGGGTGATGAAAAATACAGCGAAGTACTTCAACCAATAATAACCGGTTCCAGAGTTTATGGTGTAAATCAGAAAACATTAAAATTTTACAACTCAGCATTGAGTGAATCATTGAATAAAGCACACTCATCATCTTTTCACAATACCGATACAGATAATTATAACCATTTAAGTCAAGGATTAATTAATTCTTATTATGCTGGCGTTAAGAATAACGTAAAAACTACTTCTGATGGTTTGCCGCCCGTTGAAGTAATTATATCTGCTCCTACTAAATTAGTAACTACAAAAGGTGGTGATTCTACATTAAAAACTGGAAATGGTATAATATCAGAATACAAAGAGGTTGTGAGTAAAGAAGAAAAAGAAATATTAAACCAACAAAAAAAGAATAGAAAGAATAAAAGAAATAGAGGTTTAAGAAAACTTAAAAAGAGACCACAGACAGACCAGGAAAGAAAACAGGGTATAAAAGAAAAGCAATTTAAAAAACAAATTGAAAAGGGTGCTCTGAGACAAAATAAGAATATAAGAAATGACGATGAAATCGATGAGGTTTCAAAAAATAAACTTATTGAAGATGTGAATGAGAAAATTATTAAAGACTTAAAAAATAAAATTGATAAAAAGTAGAAACGATGATATTTATATATGAATCAAATTATATATCAAAGTTCAAAAAATCAAATAGGAGTAGATTATGGGATTTCTAAACAACACTTCTGTGACTGTAGATGCTATTTTAACTAAGAAGGGTCGTGAGTTATTAGCACAAGGTACGGAAGCATTTAATATTACAAAATTCGCATTAGCAGATGACGAAGTGGATTACAACTTGTGGGATGTAACACATCCAAATGGAAGTGACTATTATGGTGCAGTAATTGAAAATATGCCACTTTTAGAGGCAATACCGGATGAAAATCACGTCATGAGATATAAACTTGTTACTCTTCCTAAGACTAGTATTAGGATGCCAGTAGTTTCTATAAGCCCAGCATCAGTAACTTTCTTGGTAGCTGGTGGGATGACTCAAGTTTCTCCGACAGTAGAACCAAGCACTTCTACTATAATTGATAGTTCTTATACATTTATACTGCACGATCAATCAGTTTGTAGTATGACAGTACTAAGTACTGCTGGTGGTGCAGTTGGTGCAACTACTCCATTTTTCTTAGGGGACGATGACGCACCAAATAGTAAAACTATTATCGCAGCTACTATTAAACTTGGGGTTCTTCCGCTCCAAAATGCGGCTTCCACACAACTAACTGTTATAGGCAATGATACTGGTGCTACTAATTCTATAACCATAACAAATAATGTAACAATTGCAAGTTTAACTAGCGGCAATACCACGAATTGATAGGAGTATAAGATGGCCATTTTTAAAGATTTTAACATTCAACCCGACAATAGCTTGGTTTCAAGTGATATAGTCACTAACGTAAAAGACATAGTTTCTTCAGGAATGTGGGCAGATGGGGATGGTACTTTAACTGCATTTTATACATCATCGACTCAAAGTTCTAGCAACCACCAATATTATTTGGATGTTTATGCTGCTGACCCACAATCCAATTCAACTGCTAAATCACAATTTTCAGTTGCTTATGGTCACTTTAATGGAAGTGGTTCTGCTGGTGCTGTGGGTGTTGCTGGAAATAGAGCTTCAGCTGCTATATACAGACAATTAGCAAATACGTTATTAGGACCAAATGAAAGTAAATTTAAGTTTGCCGATTCTGGTGGTGCTCATACAACTCCTGAATATGTTTACGCTATATCAATTGCTAGACAACAACTTCGTGAAAAGATGGATCCAGGTAATTGGGAATTGCATTTAAGTGGTAGTGGAACATCAACTATGAAACTTATTGATGATAGTGGTGCTACTACAGATCCATCAGTTGGTCAGGGTGGTAGAGTATTTAACATCGTTAGTGGTTCTATAGCTGGTGGTACAGCATCAACAAAAATTGCTGCAACTGCTCAAGATGGTGGTGGTCTTGGATTATTTTATCCTGATTTGGGTATTTTAATACTTAACGGACCAGTAATTGCTTCTCCGTTCTCAGCTTCTTTGTCAGCTTCAGTTGCTTCAAATACAGAAGGTGGAAATGTTGGTAAGTTTTATGAAAAGATTGAAGGTGGTAATAAATTTCAAGCAAGAAGAGAAGAAGTAATAAGTTCACAGCATTATTTCTGTAGAGTACCTAATAGGGAATTTAATTTTAGTTCTAATCCTACGTTTGCTACTGGTTCATCGGGTAATTTTACTGTTCCAACTTTCTTTAAAAACCCAAAGACGTTTATAACACAATTAGGATTATATAACGACAATAATGAACTTTTGGCTGTTGCTAAACTGAGTAAACCACTACTGAAATCTTATTCAAGAGAAGCTATAATTAAAGTTAAATTAGATTTTTAACCTTGGGAGATATAGGTCATGTTTAAAAGGCTAGACCCAAGAGACATAAATATAACACCATTTAAGGCTTATAAAAAGTTTAATGTCACTAACATAGACAGTGGTAGTGGTGTTTATGGTTTTAGAGCGATTAGTTCAAGCATACACAATTTTAATCCAGCTACAGCAACCAAAACAACTTTTGATTCTGCTAGCTTTTTTCATATTCCTTCTTGGTTTATGATTAATCAGATGTATTATCGTGACACTAAAAACAACTTTAATAATTTTGGTCAAAATAATGGAAAACAATATAGATATTTACAACCATCTGCGTCTATTATTTCAGTATCAAATGATTTAATTGGCGAAAGGATAAAACCAAAGTCTATCGTATTAAAAGATGACAGCACATCCGCTACAGTTACGATAGTAGATGATGGTAATGGTAATCTTTATGATAATGATTTTTCTTCAAGCTTTGCTTCATTTG